ATGATGGAAGCAATGCTTTCAATTGAATTTACGGCGTATGTAGCGTTAGCCGTTTTACTCTATGCTATTCGCGAGGCAACAAACATTCCTAATCGATTTATTCCGATTGTCGCAGTTATACTAGGCGTTGCTTTTGCGGCCTTTGAAAGCAACGATTTTTCTTTTGAAGTGTTAGTCCAGGGGCTTCAATATGCACTGTACGGTGTTGGTTCGGTGGCGACTGTGAAATATGCACTTGAAAAAGGGGGAGATAAATAATGGTGAGAATTGTGCTTGACGCGGGACATGGTGGAAAAGATAGCGGAGCTGTAGGAAACGGGTTGAGAGAAAAAGACTTGACGTTGAACATCGTCAAAAAGATCGGTGACATGCTCAAGGATTATGAAGGTGTAGAGATCATCTATACACGGACGGATGATCGTTTTATTGAACTTTCTGAACGTGCGGCAATTGCTAACAGAGCGAAAGCAGACTATTTCATTTCTGTTCACATTAACGCCGGAGGCGGCACCGGTTTTGAATCATACATTTTTAACAATACGAAAGACGCAAAAACAATCGCATATCAAAACGTGATTCATTCGGAGATCATGAAAGCAATCGGCAACGTGACTGATCGTGGTAAAAAGCGAGCCAACTATGCCGTGCTGCGCGAAACGCATATGCCAGCATTATTGACAGAGAATCTATTTATCGACAACAAAAACGATGCAGCTAAACTGGACAGTGAACAGTTCCTTTTGCAAGTCGCATACGGACATGTGCAAGGCATTGCTAAAGCATTCGGACTCAAGAAAAAAGCAAAACCACAACCGGAACCGCAACAAAAACCGTCTGACAAAAAACTGTACCGCGTCCAAGTAGGGGCGTTCGCTGATCGGGGGAACGCCGAGCGGCTGGCCGAGGAATTGAAGAAAAAAGGATATCCTGCAATTATTGTGTAGTCCCTGCCTTTTTGGCAGGGCTTTTTTTATTTTCTTGAAACCAAAAACGGATAAATGTGTTATGATAGGGACGTAAAAACACAGAAGGGGGATTTCGGTATGGAAAAACAGAAAAAACCATTCTACAAACGCTGGTGGGTGTGGGTGCTCGCGCTCATCATTATCGGGGCGATTGCTTCCGGTGGCGGAGAGGATAGCAAGCCGGCCAATGCGGAACCGAAGACCGAAGCGAAGAAGGAAGAGCCGAAGAAAGAAGAGAAGAAGGAAAGTGTCGCAAAAATTGGCCAGCCGTTGAAAGTGGGTGATGTGACATTTACGGTGTACGGCACATCCACGGCCAAGAGTGTGGGGCCGGAAGGGTTAGCGCATAATGCACAAGGCACGTTCCTGATCGTTGAGGTGGGCGTGAAAAACGGAGCTAAAGAAGCGCTGACGATCGACTCTTCTTTCTTCAAGCTGAAAGCAGGCGGCGCTGAATATGAAGCCGACGTGACGGCAGACACCTTCGTCAACGACGTGGGGGGCAGCTTCTTCTTGAAGAAGATTAACCCCGGCAACGAAGGAAAAGGAAAAATCGTGTTCGACGTTCCGGCCGACGTGGCTACCAGCAAAGATGTGGTTCTTAACGTTCAGACCGGATTTTTCGGGACTGAACAAGGGCAAATTCAATTGACGAAGTAAACAAAAGGGCGGCTCTAGGGCTGCCCTTTTATATATCAAAGAAATCTTCTCGCTTCACTGAATACCCCAATGATCGCAACGCCCTTTCAACTTTCACCCATGTCGAGATGCGAGGGCTGTAGCTGGGATCCTTGCACATGTTTGAAATCGTTGTCCTCCCTACCTTCGCCCTTTTTGCGATTTCCTCTTGCGTCAGCCCCATTTTATCTACCCATTTCCCGAATTTGCTTCTTGGTTTCCCCAGGCCAAACATCCAACCCCTCCTTTTGGGCATCATCTTGTCCAAAAATCCCGATTTTTAAACGCGCGCAAAAATATGGAATAATGGACAGACGAGTCAAAATACGATATAGCAAACGAGGATAGCGGCGCGGCAATCGTCGTAAACACCGTCATTCTAAATGTCGTTTGACATATTCGCGCCAACTGTTCGCGTCCCGATTCGGCCGCAGAGCGCTGCCGCGACATGCAAAAACCGCGTCACAGCAACGTTCAAACCGCTATTTTCAATGTCGCGCCAAGCCTGACTATCCTAACGGATATATAAGGGGAAGTGGTGGGGAGGTGGTATCGATTGGTCTTTGAAATTCTATCGTCACTGGTGGCCAGCGGAATTGCGGCAACTGCATACTTCAAACAGCACGGAGTGGGCGATGATAAAACGAAAATTGAGCGTATTGCTGCAAACGCCGGCCTCGTATCAAAAGACGGGAAGCAGATTCGCATTTATCGCAGAACAAAAGGCGAAGGATTTACAGAGTATGTGTTCCAGATTCCGCTTGGCTTGTCATTTGCCGATTTCGAGCGCAAAAAACACGTATTCGAGGACGGACTCAACATTAAACGCACCACATTTGACATATCCCTTGCAGACTTAAAATCCATTAACCTTCGAAGCAACCCTATTCCACAAATCAAATCCCTTTTACGGAACAAACAGAAGCAACGCAAAGAAATTGAAATGTCCTTCGACGGCATGCTGAAAATCCGTGTGTACGATCAACCGATGCCGGAACGGCTCCCGTTCAGCGACTCGATGCTATCACAATGTCGTGGTTGGGAGATCCCGGTCGGCGTTTCTCGAAGTGGATTCGTGAAGCATGATTTTGACGCCATTCCGCATATGGTTGTCGCCGGCGCGACCCGAAAAGGGAAAAGCGCCTTCCTCAAACTGCTTGTCGCGTCATTGATCGCGCGGCACCCGGATAATGTACGGTTCACCATTCTTGACCTGAAAGGCGGCTTGGCGTTTGCGAAGTTTCGCGACGCGCGGCAAGTCGAGGCAGTAGCGAAAAATGTATATGAATCCCTTGAGGCTCTACGAGCGATTCGAGATGAGATGAATAGACGCCTAGAACACTTCCTCGACGCAGGCATCGAAGATGTTCGGGCGGCTGGAGTAAAGGAGCGCCATTTTGTCATTGTTGACGAAGCGGCGCAGATCGCCAGCGCCGGGGAAACGGATAAGGAAATCAAACGGATCAAAGTGGAGTGCGAGCATATTCTTGCCGAGATCGCCCGTGTGGCCGGCGCGCTTGGCTATCGGCTCATTTTCTGTACACAGTACGCCACAGCTGATACGTTGCCGCGCCAAGTGAAGCAAAACGCCGACGCGAAGCTTTGCTTTCGGCTACAAACCGAAATCGCGAGCCAAGTCGTGCTTGGCGAAGGAGAAACCGACGCCGCTCATTTGCCGCTGATACCCGGCCGCGCCGTATATATGACCGACAAAAAAGAGATCGTCCAATGCGCGTATATCGAGGACGACGACATCAAGCGCATTGTGACGCCTCACATTAATATAAGACCAAGAAAGGAGAATGACCATGAGAAAGGCCATCGAGAAGGAACAAAGACAGGAGGCCATACTCTCGTCATTAGCGAAACTTGACTACCTCACCCGCAGTCAATTGCAGGTGCTCCACAATCTCGGAAGCCCGCGCAACACAAGCCGCGTGATGAAAGCGTTGGAGCCGTTTGTGGCGAAGTTTTTAGACGGGGAGGCTGTTTATTATCTAACGAAGGAGGGACGCGAGAGAATGGGCGCTAGGAAGGTCAGAAAGCGCACAATACAAGCACGGCACTACATCATGCGAAATGACATTTACATCGCATACGGATGCCCACCGACATGGAAAAACGAGGTGAAGCTCGAAGTGAAAGGCGTCGTTTCCGTCGTTGCCGATGCCTTATTCGTGCACGAAGGCCGATACCATATTGTTGAGGTTGACCACCAGCAAAAGATGAGCGTGAACAAAGCGAAGATCGGAAAATACCGCAAAATGCTTGAATTAGGCGTGTTCAAGACGCCGCCTGTCTTTGTATGGATGACAACGACAGAATATAAGATGAAACAACTTCTTGAATTGTGCGATGGGATGGATGTTCGGGTATTTTTGGCGAGCCAATTTCATTAAGGGGGGGAATTAACATGTTCAGACAGAAGGTGGAGCGTGTAGGAACGATTCGGGAGTTTTTGCACAAAGAAAAAGGATGCGCGAAATCCGCACACCCTTTCAAGGTAGCCGCTACAATCGCAGGCGGTACTATTTTATTCACGTTGACCGGATTTGATACCGCCCATGCCGCAGAATTGAGCGGTGCTATCTATGACAAGATCACCACCGCGTTTATGCCTGTTGTGGAGTTGATTAAAGGCCTCGCCTATCCGATTTCCCTAATCGTTATGACTGGCGGCGCGATTATGATTATGATCGGTTCAAAAGAAAAAGGTTATTCCATGATTCAAAATGCAGGCATCGGCTATATATTGGTTCAAATGGTGCCGCTGCTCATGAATTTACTTGTGGAAATCGCAAAGTCACTCTAAAGGGAGGAATCGAGATGGTAGACATTTTGGTGAAACTGCTTTTGCTGCAAGCAACCGTCGCGGATCACCGACTGCAATATGCGACGATCGAGACTGACGAGGAACGGGAACGGGCGTTTATCAGCGGCGTATTGGCTGCATTGGAGTTTTTCGAAGATGCAATCGAAGAAGTGATGGAAGTGTAG